GATGGCAACGGATGCAAAAATGTTTAATCCATCAGGAATTTCTGCATCTAGTTTTAATTTGACTACTATTGGTGGTTCCTCTCACGGTCTTACTAGCACCAATGCTTTAGCAATAGGAAGACGATCTACCGTAGCAACACAGTATTGGGACGGCTCTATTGGTGCTGTAAAGATATACAATCGTGCGCTGTCGGAAAATGAAATGAATCTCAACTATGACCGATCCAAGAAACGCTATGGTCATTCATAACACTCCCATTTTCTACGCAGTGATTCCCTCCTCGGCAGTGGACTCCGTGGACTATGGGCAGACTCTATGCACACGAGAAGGCGTTCGGTTTTCACTTGACGGCAGCAAGTGTATTGTAAAGTGGGTGGGAAACACTGTGCCTACTTCAATTTCTGCAATTGGTGAACACGAAGGACTGTATACCGCAAATGAACTATTAGCCATTGTTTCTGGTACGGATTGGGAGCCTCCCGAAGCGTAAACCAAATACTCATCCGATTACTTTAGAGGGGCGAAAGCCCCTCTTCTTGTTATGATGCACTCTACATACTCTACCCAATAACCAAGGAGTAAAAACATGAAGCGATTGCCTACCCTCTATCAGGATTTCATCCACCTTTCCCGTTACAGCCGTTGGATTGAATCCGAGAAACGCCGTGAGTCTTGGGAAGAAACGGTTGACCGTTACTTTCGCTTCTTTGACGAGCATTTCACAGAGAAGGGCATCAAGATAAATAAGGCAGTCCGCGAAGAACTCCGTGAAGCGGTTCTCAACCTTGAGGTGATGCCGTCCATGCGGTCGCTGATGACCGCAGGCGAAGCCCTCAAGCGCGACAACACCGCAGGCTACAACTGCTCCTATGTCGCGGTGAACAAGGTTCGCGCATTTGATGAGATACTGTATGTTCTCATGTGCGGAACGGGTGTAGGCTTTAGCGTGGAGAGGCAGTATGTTGAAAAACTTCCTACAATCGCTGAAGAGTTTACTAACAGCGATACTCTCATTGTGGTCAAGGACTCCAAGGAAGGTTGGGCAAAAGCCTACCGAGAACTGGTATCCCTACTTATTGGAGGTCAAATCCCCCGATGGGACTTGTCTCACATTCGTCCTGCTGGTGCGCGCCTCAAGACTTTCGGTGGACGCGCAAGTGGACCTCAGCCGCTTGAAGACCTCTTCCGATTTACCGTCAGCACTTTTAAGAAGAGTGCTGGCAGAAAACTCACCTCCATTGAATGTCACGACATTATCTGTAAGATTGCAGAGATTGTCGTTGTCGGAGGTGTCCGTAGATCGGCTCTTATCTCGCTATCCAATCTCACGGACGAGAGGATGCGTGATGCAAAGGTTGGGCAGTGGTGGTTGGACAACCCCCAAAGAGCGTTAGCGAACAACTCCGTAGCCTTCAAGGAGAAGCCAGAGATCGGCACATTCATGGAGGAGTGGCTGTCGCTCTACAAGAGCAAGAGCGGTGAGCGCGGCATCTTCAACCGTCAAGCCGCACAGAAGACGGTGGAGAAACTTGGTGATCGCCGTGATGCCTCCTACGAGTTCGGCACAAACCCCTGCTCCGAGATCATTCTCCGCGACAAGGAGTTCTGCAACCTGTCCGAGGTGATTGTCCGCGCCGAGGACACTCCTGATACCCTGAAGCGCAAGGTTCGTCTTGCTGCCATTCTTGGCACATGGCAAGCCTCGCTCACCTATTTCCCGTATCTCAGCAGCGATTGGAAGCGCAATTGTGAAGAGGAGTGCCTGCTTGGTGTTTCGCTCACAGGCATTCTTGACAACCACTTCATGCGAACGCAGGGCGACAATCTCAATGTGCTGCTTGAACTGCTCAAGGCTGACGCGGTTGCCACGAACAAGGAGTGGGCTAAAAAGATCGGCATCAACCCCGCAGCGGCTATTACTTGCGTGAAGCCAAGCGGCACGGTGTCACAGTTGACGGATGCGGCTAGCGGCATCCATGCTCGTCACAACGAGTACTACATCCGCACTGTTCGTGCCGACCGCAAAGACCCCATGTGTCAGTTTATGATTGACAAGGGATTTCCTGCGGAGCCGTGTGTCATGCGTCCTGATCACACTATGGTGTTCTCGTTCCCGCAGAAGGCTGTGGGATCGGTGACGCGCAACGACATGACTGCGATTGAACACCTTGAACTGTGGCTCACCTATCAGCGTCACTGGTGCGAACACAAGCCAAGCATCACGGTTACTGTTCGTGAGCATGAGTGGATGGAGGTTGGTGCGTGGGTGTACGCGCACTTTGACGAGATCAGCGGCATTTCGTTCCTGCCCCACTCCGATCACACCTATCAACAGGCTCCGTATCAGGACTGCACACAGGAGCAGTATGAAGCCGCTGCGGCTAAACTGCCGCAGTCCATTGATTGGAGTGAACTCACACAGTACGAGAAGTCTGACACCACGAAGGGAACGCAGACCTTTGCGTGTTCAGGCGACAAGTGCGAAGTGGTTGACTTGACTACATAAAAGAACCCCACGGAATATCGCATCTCCCGTCCGACAACCCCCGAAAGGGGGTTGTTTCTTTTTACAAATCTAGACATTTTTATTCCGCCAAGTCCACTAGATAATTACATGAAGAGAGGTGCAGTCCATTCTCTTCTCTTGGCGTTTGCACTCGTCTTGCTGCAAGCCTGTGCATGGGACATCGCCGCCGCCACTGCGCCGAAGAGCGCACCCCCGCCGAAGAGCGGGGAGATTGAACTCGTAGAAGCCCCCGTGGAGCCAGTCTTCATGCGGGGCTTCTCTCGTATTTCTGAATGCGAAGACACCACTGTGGGTGCTTTGGCACGGGAGGATGGCACGGTATACGGTAGCGGTGTGCTTGTGGGGGCTTCCCATGTTCTCACTGCCGCGCACTGCACGGAAGGGATAACACCCTACTGGTTCATCTCTGGCGGGGAATTCTTCAAGATCCGCTCTGTCACCGTGCATCCACAATACAAAATTGGAGAAGTGATTTTTGTGGATCTAGCCATGCTGCGCTTGGATGCGCCTTGCCCTGCCACACCCGCTACGCTGCCACAGGAGGGCTGCCAGTTGGGGCGTGGGGACGATCTGACGGCAATAGGCTACGGCGGGGGAATCCGCCGCAAGAGCAATCCTGGCGTGCTGTGGAACTACGGAACGCTTGTAGAGGAACCCACCGTATTCAAAATGTTGCCCCTTGACGGCACCATCTGGTTTGGTGATTCAGGTGGGGCAATTTACGACAATAGCGGAGTTCTCGTTGGGATCATCGCCTCGTTGGGTGTTGCGAGGGGACATCTTTTCGAGAACTCCGCTACCAGGCTCGATCTTTTCCGCAATTGGATCACAGAAACAATGGAGGCTACCCCATGCAACTGACCCGCACGCAAAGAGTCCTGTTGTCGGCTTGCAGTTTTTTATTCGGGGTTCTGCTCGCTCGTTGGCTTGGGCTGTAGAGCCTCGTCCAACTGCTTCTGAATTGCAGCCTTCTGCTTTTCGGCAATCTGCAACTTGGCTTCAAGCAGAATGGTCTGGTTCATCAGCGTGGTCACCTTGTCCTGAAGAACGGGGATCAGGACTGTCTCATTGTAGTTCTCGGTCTGTATGTTTGAAATCATATGGTGGATTCCTCCTTTCTATCCTTATGTAGCCGACCTAAATATGGATATGGTGATAGCAGGAATTGATTATTCTCTCTGTGGACCCGCCGTGTGCCTGTTCCGCGCAAACTCTACGGGGAAATTCTCGTACAGCGGATGCTCGTTCTATTTCCTCACCGACAACAAGCGACAGAGCGAGATTCGCACTCTCAATATATTCGGTGAGCGGTTGAGCGATTGGGATAGTGATCAGCACCGTTATGAAACGATTGCGGATTGGGCAATGGATATCGTGATGGGCTGCGCTCATGTGGCACTTGAGGGATACGCCTACTCTGCCAGCGGCAAGGTGTTTCACATTGCAGAGAACACAGGCATTCTTAAATACAAACTGTATCAGTTGAGCATTCCCGTCACGATCATCCCGCCCACCGAGGTGAAGAAGTTCGCCACAGGCAAGGGCAACGCAGACAAGAACGCCATGTACGATTCGTGGCTGAAGGAAACAGGAGTGGACCTGAAAGGACTTCTAACACCGAAGCGTCAAGAGTCCGTGAGTCCTGTTTCAGATATTGTTGACTCGTACTATATCTGCAAGAAGATGTACGAGAGCCTGCCAGAGGATGTCCGCGTGGCGGACGATTGATTACTTGTCGCGCTTGCGTCCAAAGAACTCTTTGTAGCCCCATCCGATTACCAGAGCAAGCACTGGCAGATACCACAGTATCCATCCCCAGTTGCTAGTGATCTGTGTTCCGTTCAGTATCTGATGCTTTAGTTTCATTATGATCGGGCTGTCTGATGTGGTGTCTGGAATGATGACTGGAGCAGTGTTGCAGCCAGCAATCACAAGAAAAGCGAGCGCGAGTAATAGGCGGTGTATCATGGCGTACTCCTTATGACTTGTTTGAAGCAGCAGCACTACCGAAGTAGAAGCCAACGATACTGACAAGAATCTGCCGTGTCTCAGAAGCAAACAGGAAGCCGTTGATCTCAACGAAATACTTCCGCGTTGATTCAGGAATCAGTCCAAACAACCCTTCGGGAGTGGTTGCGTCCACCTCTACGAATGTTGGAAGACCAAAGAACGGCAGGATGAACGGTGCCAACAGGGTGGCAAACAGCACCGCAAGCACGATGAGTTGGCGAATGCCCTTGCCCACATCAAGAGGAACGCGCTGGGCTGCTTTGTCTTGATTCTCGGTGGTCTGCTTGTTGGCTGTG